TCTTTATAATGATTATTTTCCCCATAAGAAGCACCCATAAGGTCTTTAATGCCCTGAATGAGATTATCAATAAACTCGATAAACTTATCCATAACACTCTTAGGCTTGTCTGCCACAAATTCGGAAAATTCCTTCATGCCTTCTTCGGTAGTAAACAAGTGATAAAGGATGTCGTTTACATATTCGTTGGCAGCTTCCCTTAACTGAACATCTTCTTCCTTGTTGACTTCTGCTACGGTCTGATATCTTTGAAGGTAATCTCTTACTTCGTCATAGAAGTCTGTAGGATTGTGAGATAATTCATAGTCGATAATTGCAAGTTGGAGTTCTGCCACTTCTTCCGGGGCATAGGCTTCCATCATTTCGCCCATGGCTTCGTGAATAAGGGTCTTAAATACTCTTTCGTCCTTAACGTCAATGTTTAAATTGATTTCGTTTGTATTAGGATTAAAGAATCCTCTAAACTGTGATCTGCTCTGTTTGAATTTCTCCAACAATTCTTTGTTTCCGTTGGCTTGTTTCTCCCGGATTTCTTCATCATCTAACAAAGAAATTTCTGTTTGTGTCTTCTTAGCCACATTCTCTACCAAACTCTTTGCTTGTTTAGATACTCTTTCTCCGTTATTTACTTTCGGCTGTACCTTCTTTCCACCGTAAGAAAGTCCTTTTTTATCCCTTGATTCCTTCGGTGCTTTCTTAAGTCCTTCTTCATACATGTACTTAAGGCCGTCTTCCATGAACTTTGCACCTGGTTCTTTCTCAATAGCCTTTGCAAAGGTTCCCTGGCTTCCATGAAGTCTTGCGTAGTTATATACGTTCTCCATGGACTTAATATACTGAGGTACAGGTACTACAGGGTTGTAGCCGTCCACGTATGCCTGTGAGTTGTTCCACTTTGTAGATTCGTTGTAAAGGCTCTGCATGTTTCCATTTACAAGTGATACATCGCTTAACGGCATTGTTACACCACTGTCAGTAGTGACATACGGTTCGCCCTTTACATTCTTAATAGAGGCAATCCTAACCCTTTCTCCGTCATTTGTGGTAGCCGTAGCCGTCTTCGGATTGTTTTCGTCTACATTTCTTTGATTTCTGTAAGTCTTACCGTTGGTATATTCCTGTGCTTCTTCTACAGTGGCAGGGGTAAACTCTTCGCCCTTAACTCCTGAGATATAAGCCGGAGACTTGCCTTCTGATTCTTCGACTAACATATTATCCATTGGAGAAAGTTCTCTTAACTCTGTCTCTACCTGTGCTTCCTCTGACATTTCAGGGTTTGTTACCTTCTGTGTTAAGATGTCGTTTGTCTGCTGCATGAAATTACTAAAGCCTTTAGCACTGTTCTCAGCAGGTGTACTTTTTCGATATTCGTCTACAATCTGACGGTATTTATCGTCCGTTGCGTACTGTTCATCTAAGAAGGACTTCATCTGATAGAAGTCGTTTCTTTCCTTCTGTGAGATGTTCTGATTGTTCTGTGCCTTAATTCTTAACAGGTCTGCCGTCTGTTTTAATTCGGAGCCTACTCTTGTCTGACCGTTAGTATTTCCGATTTCAGAGTATTCATCTCTTAACTGTGCGTACTTATCGGCTACCTTTTGTCCTGTGTAAGTTACCTTTCCGTCTTCTCCCATAACTCCTAGTGTTGCATTAGAGTTTTGAGAAGTAATTTTATTTCCATTGTAAGCACCAAATCCACCAAAGATAGCACCTGAGATAGCACCACCTAAGAAGTCCTGACCGATTTGTTTTCCGAAGTCGATAGCGGCTTTCTTTCTTGCCTCTGATTCAGAATCTCCATTGTCAAGGTATGCCTGGTACATCTTCTGATTTTCAGATTTGCCCTTATTGATAATATCGTCTGCGATAGCATTTGCAATATCGGTTGATACTTCTTCTAAACCTTCAATTCCACTCTGAGCAAGAATATTAACAATAGCCTTTCTAGCGGCTGCTTTTCCTGAGTTCTTATAAATATCCCAAAAACGGTCTACCGAAAGTTCCTCAAATACCATCTCGGCTGCACCTGCCACTAAAGCTGTCGCCTGTGCCTGGTCATGTGATAGTCCTCTCTCCTGTGCCTGTTGAAGAGTTGTAGCATACGCACTTGTACCAAACATCGGAAGAGTTGTTAGGTTTGCTGCAATCTTTCCGGCTTTTGCTATTTTTTGTGCTCCTGCAAAATCCTTTGCTGCTCTTGCAGCTCCCACGGCCTCACTACCTAAGCCTAATCCTTCTGCCGTTGCTCCACCATAAGCCATAGCAAGTGCAGCTTTACCAATAGATACACCTGTGCCATAAGCAAACTGTCCTACTTTATTATCAATTCTTTCATTTACAGCTGATTCAACATCCGAACCTGCGTTTTGAACACCGTATAAATAACTGTTCGTATTTACAGGTGCATCCTGATCTGCGTACTGACGTGCTTTAAGATTTTCTAAAACGGCTAGTCCACCGGCTACAGGCGAGGAAACAATATCACCTGCTGTCATAATGGCAGCATTTCTAACATCCTTTGCCTTATTTCCTGTGTTCAAGTCCTGTTTGATTGCTTTTTGATTTTTTTCTCTGTCCTCTGCATCCTTAATCTCTGAAACGTACTGAAGATACTTGTCGTATGTTTTGCCTGTTTCTTCGCTCTTTGCTCTTAAATTCTGTGCAGCTTCTTCGGCTTCCTTCTTGTCTTCCTTAAAAGGCATAGCCATTGTATAGGAATCGCCACCTGTGGCAGCTGATAAGGCAGCATTTACTTCTATCGCATCCATGTTTTTAACATAGTCTGTGAGTTTGTTTAACCAACTTTTTTCATCGTCAGATAATTCACTTACCTTTTCTTTTGCGTAAGCCACTTCCTGTTCCATAGAGTTTCTCTTTTGAGAAGTCTGAGAAGCGGTCTGTTTTGTCTGAGGTTTATTGAATGTCTCCTGAGGAGAAGAAGAGGAAGAAGAGGATTTGTACGGAGATACAAGATTTCCGTCAGAATCCCTCTTCGCCTCTGCGATGTTTGTAGTGTATTCCTTGTTGTAAGATGTTTTTTTTGAGCCTTTATATGGAGAAACGATATCTCCGTTAGAATTTCTTTTGGCCTCTGAGATATTAGTAGTATATTGTTTTTTCTTCTTTTTATCTTCGTCTTTTCTCGCCATTATTTATTCTCCTTATCCTAAAGAAGCAAGATACATTTTGTAAGCAAAGTCTCTATCCTGATTGTTAAAGTTTCTCTCTGAATCGTACCGTGAGGCATGGTAGGCCCTGTCTGCCTGGTAGTCAGATACTTTGGCTCTGTAGGCATCCCAATCGTGTCCGTACATGGTGTTTGCCAATCCAAAGAGATTGTTCAATCTGTTACCTTCATCGTCATATTCTTCCTTGGCATTATTACGCAAGGTCATAATCATGTCGTTTAACTTCTGAAGGTAATTCTGATATGTCTGCTGTCCTGCGGTCTGAGAATAAGAAGAAGCATAACCACCTGTTAAACCACTAGCCGTTCCGATGGTATCTTCCATGGCCTTTCTTCCCTGATTGATGTAGTTATCCTTATACATCTTATACATTGCATCTTTGTTGAAGTCGTAAGAAAACTTCGGTCTGTTTGCGATCTGATTGTATAGGCTATTTAATGTGGCTGAATACTGACTTGAAAAGTCTCCAGGTGCATTACTTAAAACAGCCTGAAGCTGTGAGTACGCATTTGCCACGTTGGGATTTTCTGCGTATGAAAAGGCAGGTGTGCTTACAACAGGTGTTTCTTCTGCACTCTGAGAAGAGATAGATTTCACTGAGGCCTTTCTACCTGCCCCCTTAGTTCCTGAAGATTTACTTCCTGAAGATTTATCTGAAACATAGATTGAACCACCCATCGCCTGTTCTTTAGTCATAAGCGGATTGTTTGCAATTCCTCGATATACTTTTGCGCTCCTGGCCTGTGCTTCTGCAATTTTCTGTGAGGCAGATTTGCTAGTAGATCCACCCGTAGTAGAAGTGTTCATTTTACTTTTCTCCCTTCATCATTTCTTGTACTTCCTCTTTTGTTACAAAGTCTTCTATGATATTCGATTTGTCTAAGTGCTTTAGAATATAATTTAATTCGTCAGCCGTTTCGGCTACCCACGTATCTAGTGTTGCGATAGCCTGTTCGGTTGACATTCCTCTTAAACTCGGTCTTTTAATCATTTCACACTTCCTTGCTGAAACTCTGTCTGAATTAGATAAACCTTGCAATCGTCTCTACCTTCAAGTTTGATTTGATAATGGTCGCATCTAACCGGGGTAAAGGTAAATTCGTGTGAGTTTTCATTTCCCCTGATCTCGATTACATTTTCAAAAGGTTTATCATCGTATGAAACATACACGGTGAGTTCACTGTTATACGGTACATCTGCTCTAATGATTACCTTTGAAGGTTTAACCTTCTCTAAGGAAGTATAAGTACGATACTGTGTGCTTCTTTGTGAGTACTGTTTGCTTAAGGTTGCACTCCAATGTACGTGTATTTCTTCCTGATTTGTTAAACCAAAGTCGTCACTTGCTAAACCAAAGCCATAGATGTTAAGTCCGTTCTTTCCGTAAAGCTGACCCTGATTGTTATAAGTGAATTGCTCGATATCTAAGGAATCTTCCCTATGCCAAAGGCCCTTTGTTATGTCGTAAACCATAAACCATGATTCATCGCCCTTCTTCATAGAGACGTAATATTTATTCAAGGCTACCCCGGCCACTGCATTAGTAAAAATATTGTCGCCCAAATTGTCGGAGATACGTGACGGTGTGCTTCCATCCCATACGCAAAAGTCTTTAATTGACTTATAGATTAGAAGTTCACCTAATACGCAAAGAGATTTCTCGCTTCCCTTTTGTACTCCTCTACAATCGTAAGTAACCAACTGATATGCAGCCGGATAACTACCGTAAATCTTATAGACTACGTTCTCCTTAAAGAACATCGGATATCCCTGGAATGTAACGGCTCCTGTAAAGTCTCCATCGTCTCCCAAAGATAAAGCATAGGAATCGGTAGATATTCCATCGTACACGTACCAATTTGTCGGATCACCTTGTTTGGTACAGTAGATTTCATTTACAACATCGCTTCCACTTATCTTTCCTGCGTAACATCCCCAAACTCTATTCTGTGCCACGCATACAAAGTCAAGTTTTGGAATACGTCTCTCGCACTCAAAGTCAATCGTCTCTGAATCGGTGGCGGCTTCCATGAATCCCTCAACGATAATCGCATTACCACTCACGGCTCTTATGATAGAACCCTCGTTTATATCTGCGAGTTTGGTATTCATAAATACAGCATCGCCTACTTCAAAGGAATCAAAGTCCGCTCCTGTGACTTCAATCTTGATATAACTCGTTGCTATCGGTTGCCAGGTAGACATGGAATTGTACCAAATGTATAAGCCTTGCTCCGTGGTATTTAACCAATAGTCTCCGTCATTCGGGTTAGCCGGTGCCGTTGCACTTACTGTCGGGTTATATGCCGTTCCTTCGCTATTACATATTGAGTATGAGACGGCTGCTCCCTCTACCTTTATATATGCTCCTAGTTTTCCGTAGGAACCGTCTTTTGTGTTAAACCAAAGTCCTGTTGGAAATACTAAGATAAATACACCGAAGGATATTAACTGTAGGTCAGAGACTTTATCATCGTCTGCCGGGAAGTAGGTAGAAAAGTTTACTTCCGTTGTGCCGTAGTACATCTTCTGTCCTAACATATAGGCAAGTTTATTATCCTTGCACAATATTCCTCGGATAACGGCTATCTGCACCTTTAAAGTGCGATTTGTAATATAGTTTGTCATATCGTCAGGGTCAAAGTCCTCGGGCGATATTGCATAAGCCACAATCTCTACACTTAAAGAAGTCGTTGCCGTGTCGGTTACAAAGATTAACTCGCACGTAGGATCCATGAATGTTTGCTCTGTCGTAACCTTATTGTTTTCTTTTACAAACACCTTTACGTGTGAGATTACATCATCGTCATATTCAAAGTTCAGCTTATAGGTATCTCTGCCTGTTATAGCAAGTGTACTTGACGTATAAGTACCTACGGCCTTAGATACGTCTACCTCTGCCGTTTCCGTCCACGTTAGGGTCTTAGAATCCCATGTAGACTTTCCGATATTTAAAGCCAGGTTTCTTTTCTTTCTCGGTGACAATAAAGGAAAGTTATCGGAAGACAAGTTCTCCATGTCAGAAAACTCTCCGTCTCCCAATACCGGGTTTAGGTTAAGTCCTAAAAACTGACTTATGTAGTTTGCTTTATTCTGATTTACTTCTACCTGAGGAAGATACATCTTAACACCTCGTATGATCTAATAATTTCGGTGGCACCTGATTTGGCATGTGGGTACGGTTATAATATTGCGAATAGATTAACCAACTAGTCGTGAATAGCGAGTTGATTGCATTAAACTGATTGTAGTCGTTCTCCTTATAACAGGTCTTCTGATCTAAGAAGTATTTATAAACGTCTACATATTCCTCAGGGATATATAATTCAAAGTCCGGGCCCCACGTTTCAAAGTAGTTAGAAAAGTCAATGTCGTTGCCTTCCTCATCCTTTGGTAGTTCGTGGGTCAGAACTAGGTTATTCAATACTTTAGTTTCGATTTCTTTTAACCATCGCATCTTCATACTAGCCTTAACCTGATTTGGTCTTTCTTCGTCAAAGATTGCGATTACCTGTGATACGTTCATCTCTTCTCCTTTTTAAAGAAAAAGAGGGGCACCCTTAAGCACCCCTCATAAGTCTTATTCTTTGCCTGTAACGGCTTCAATGAAGGAATCTGCTTCATCTCTTGCATCGTCAGCGTTCTGTAACACTTCTGCTACCTCTCTTGGCATTTCAACCGGAACACCACGCATAATCTTATAGTTCTTTCCATTAACGGAAACGAATACAAAATTCGGCTCGTTCTTTCCTGCCTTCGGTAACATTTTTGTTACTGTTTTCTTCTGCTCAACGATTGCTTCGGTTTCTTTCTTAGCTGCTGCCATAACTTAGGCTCCTTTCTTAGTTGCCTTCGTCAACCCCACTAAAGGTAGAACCTGATTCAAGACGTAAGAGTCTCTCTTCGTAAAGAATGATAGAAGCATGTGAGGCCTTCCAACCTACGGTAGATCTCTGATCTAATGGGTCAGATGTACCTGCTGAACCTCTCTGCTTAACGATTACTTCAAGTGACTCTGCACTCGGCTTAATACGTCCGTAAGCATCCTTACCCATGAAGATTGTTGCGTAAACAGCAACACCGTCTTTACCACCTTCACCCGGATAGATAAGGCTGTTTGCTGCTGCGGTAGCTGAACCTGCCTGAGTGTGGTCTACAGGATCCTTAAGAGTTAAGGTATCTGTAGTGTTTGCTGATACGTAGAACTTATCTGTACCAACCTGAACGTAACGTCCTGCCAACTCATCTGCTGTCAAGGTTTCGTTTACCTTAACTGTAGAAGATGCTGAGATGGAAGTATTAACGGTAAGAGTACGTGAGGTAGAAATAAGGTCTTCACCACAATATACTTTCTCTTCGGTAGTCTCTACAAAGCGAACTCCGTGAAGTTTACCGATTTCTCCGTTGTAGATCTCTTCAGGACGAGCATACTTATGTGCTTCAAGCCACTGATTGTCCTGACGTAAATCATAGGTTACAGACGGATGGATGATTGCAACATAATCATTGTTGATTGTCGGTGCTTTCATCTTCTTTAACTGTGTAGCTGCCTTTGCAACTTCAGCTCCTGAGATAACATCGGCTGCGGTTAAAGCTGAACGTGAAGACTTTCCGTTAGCATACTGTACCTGAGTACCTTCCAAAACAACGTTACGTGTTAAGGTATCTAAGGTTTCACCTGCCTGTGCTCCGTGCTCCTCTGTTACACCTACGATAATCGGGTC